CTCAGGCTCGATGTCTACGAGATCGGCATTCGGAATCGCGATCGACCCGGAGAAGTTGTCCTCGTCGATCCCGCCGTTGAAAGCAGAATAAATCGTGTCGAAATCGTCGTTGACCTCGGACGCTTCGATATCCGTATTGTCTACGAACGCTGTACCACCCGCATTTTTTGAATTGCGCGCAATGATCGCCACTGGCTAACTCCCCACCATGTTCGCGTCTGCATCGTCCGTCGGACCCGTCACCATCACTTCTTGTGACAGGAGGCCCACCCAGAACGGCTGATTCGCACCTGATTTCCTGAACCGATGAGCAATCGTCGGTGAGTCACCCACACCCGGCACGCGATGACGCTTCACGTTGTTCGATCCACCCCACGTCCCCGTGCCCCACTGGGCCACACCCCACTTGGAGTTGCCTTCGGGCGTCTCGAGCAGCGATGTCTGTCCCGCCACCTCTCCATCATCGAGAACAAAAGTGTGCTGAAGCGTGCCTCCGCCTCGGCCTTGAATCGACACGTAGAGATCGCCGATGTGCTTCTCACGGCCCGGGATGCCGAGGTCATCATCGCCCGTTTGCAGGTCCACACTGATAGGATTCGTCGTGAGATCCGAGTACACATCGCGCTCGAATCGAACCACCTCACCCGCTGCGCCGCAGACATACGGATAGGGCTTGCCGTCCGTGTCGCGAATCGGCCGGATGCGGTTGGCTGTGATCCCGTTCAGTTCCCACTTGTACCAACGCACCGTCTCGGGCGTGATGCGACTCGCCCCCTTGATGTCCATGCACAGAATGAGATCGTTTGTCGGGCTCGATCCGGTCGCAACCGACCACAGCACCAAGCCCTCCGTCGGCCAGTACGCGCCGGACGCTTGATTCAGTCGGCTCCGGTTCAGCGTGTCGAACGTCTGCCGGATATCCCACGAGAGGTACTCCGTCACCCGATCGCCGAACTGCTGTGACTGCGCCATCGAGTGGATGCCGTCTTGGCTGAGATACACCGCATCGCCGACATCGAGCCCGAGGTTCACGAACGCATCCTGGGCCACGCAGCCCGTCGCGATCGTATCCGTCACCCGGAACGCATCGGCGTTGCTCGTGAGTTGGAAGTTGGGACCGAACGCCACGATGCGACGATTCGTCAGCATCAGCAGGCTTTCCGTCCGGTTGTCTGCGTAAGCGCCGAAGCCCGTCACATACTCGCTGCCGTAGCTGCCGACACCGAAGTTCTCACCCAGCAGTTGGCCGGGAATCACATTCGACTGCTTCCAGTTCAGCGGATCCGTCGCATCCGTCGCATAGTCGCAGTAGCGAGCCACCATCGGATTGTCGTCGAAGGTCGAGCCATCCATGCCCGCCACGAAGAGCATGTTCCACATCGAGAACACGAACTTCACGTCGAAGCCGAGATTCACTTCCGCGATGACGCCCGGAGCAGCACCCGTGCCGTCCCAGTACCAGAAGCCGTCCCCGTCCGCGCCACCCGCTGCGAACACCTTGTCCTGAAAGCTCGCGAAGTTCCAGTGATTGTCGCCGCCGGTCGTAATCGTGGTCGCTGACTTGTCGAGTGCGCCGCTCGAGTTGTCGATGTAGACCTCGCCACCGGCCACTGTGATGAGATCGAACGTGGTGTCCTTGTCGCGCGAGAACTGGAAGATGCCCTGCACCGCAGGCGTACCGGAAAGCGCCGCCGTATACGACGCATCGCCGTAGGTCACGCCCGGTCGAGTGCCCGTCGTGCCACCCTTCCGCACACAGTTGAATGCACGGCGCAGATCGGTCGGCCGGAGGCTCTGAGGGTTCTCATCCTCCTTCAGTCCACCGAGTTCGATGATCGGACGCAAAGCCTGATAGCCCGGCTGCCGACGCGCGAAACTCCTTGCCGCACCACGAAGAGGCATCAGCCAATCACCTTTCCGGGGAACCCATTCGTAATGCCATGATGCGAGTAGCCACCCTCGAAGCTCCGCACCCGATGCCGCTGACCGGGGCTCCCCGAGCCCGAGCGATACTTCGCCGAAGCCCGTTCCTGGGCCATGTCGCTGAAGTGAGCGCCCGCGTAGTCCGCATCCCAGGCCATCTTCACGATCGAGGCCGCCTCGAGAATCACGTCGTTCACGTTCTCTTCCGGCACACCCGAAAGCAGATCCGTCTCGTTCACGAGTTCCGGGTGACGGTAGTAGTACGAGTAGTCGAGCACGTATCGCGTATCCGGCACCGGCCAGACGGCTACGCGCAGACCCGCTTCGGGCACGGTCGCCGCATCGAAGTCATACGTCTCGACATCGAAGCCACCGATCGCCACCGATCGCGGCGGGCCGTACTCGATGTGCGGGCGCGGAAAGAGTTCATCGTACTCCGCGCCGGGTGACACCTGCTCGACCTCGAGCGTTTCCTCTTGATGACGCATCCGAACCACCGACTGCACCGTGTCGGGCAGGATGTATTCCGCCCAGTACAGTGTCCCGTCCGTGCCCGCTGCCGTCTCGTAGAGGGGCGACGCAATCGTCACACCCACCACGTACTGCGACACATCGGAGTAGGAGAGGCACCGAAAGCCCGTGTCGCCGTAGTCCGCATCGCCGCCCGGAATGATCCGGCCAATCTGACCGCTCTTGAACTGTGACGAGAACAGGTCTTCGGTGGACGTGAGCAACATGATGTTGTTGCTCTGCCCACTGAGCACCGACAGCGATGTCGTCAGGTCCGTCGATCTCGATTGCAACGACAACTGCCCGTTGTGCCGCAGGTTGAATTCCCACCGACGGGTCGAGAGGATGTCGTGAATCGCCATGTTCAAGGCATTCAGCGTCACCGTGTCTTCAGGCGTACCGAAGTTCTGCGTCGTCGGCTGCCTACGCAGCAAACGAACCCGATTCACCAAGTTCAACGCGGTGACGCTCGACATCTCGACTCGCTATGCCTCCACGCTCTGATGCTTCGGAGGACGACCCGGACCCCGCTTCTTGGGCTCCTCGGGTGCATTCTTCCGTTCGGCGAGCAGTTCCTTGATCGACTCCATCAGCACCGTGTTCGTCTCACGCTGAATCTCGACTTCCTTGTCGGCGATCGGGTCGTAGTGATGCGTCCGCTCCTCTTCGGGCGGCTTGCGTGCATCGAAATGCGCCTCGACGAGTCCGTTCGATTCGCTGAACGTGTCCGGCACCATCTTGATGTAGTTCTCGACGTGCGGGATCGGTTCGGCCTTCGGGTCGGAACCCTCGATGAAACTGAACCAGTCGAGATATTCGAGGTATCGCTTTTCGAACTCGTGCTGCGGCAACAGCTTGCCGTCCATGTCCAGCGCGAGATCGGCCCGCTCCGGCAAACACTCCGACACCTTGAGCGGCTGCCCATCGGCACGCATCAGTATCGGCGCATCGCCAATTCGCACGACCGTATCCGGTTCGAAGTCCTTCTTGAATCCGGCGTGACGGAACGCGGCCCGTTCGTAGATGACTTCGTGCCCGGCGGCCTGCCACTTGTTGTAGAGCTTCTGCATGTCGTCGTTCGTGTCGAAATCCGCTGCTGAACTCATTTGATTCCTTGCTCCTCTACTGCATGGACGTAATCGCGTGCGATCTCAACAAAGTTGACCGCTGGCTTGCCCGAGCTGTCCAATGCTCCGTGCTTGGCAATCAAGCCGGAAAGGACAGCGATAAAAACGTCTGTGGAGTCCACCTCGATGACGGGCTTCTTTTTCTTTTTCAGAGACATTTCAACTCCACTTCGCGAGTGAGGCGAGAGGGGCACGCGGCCCCCCTCACCCAACTGACACTCTCGGCCAATCGCTTACGGAGCGATCGTCAGGAAAATCGGCGTGTAGTCCGCCGAAATCGTGACACCGAGACGGTTCGTACCGATGATCTGGGTCACATCTGTAGCTCCATCCACAAAGCCCAGGAATTCACCAGCCGTAGTCGTGTCCTTCACGAGCGTGTGACCGATGACATCACCCGCAGCACCCGCGGCAACTGACGCCGGACCCCACGTTTGCACCCATGAGTACACGGGATCGGCATCCGTACCGACCGGAATCGGATACTGAGTTGCGCCAACCACAGTGGCTACGGTCGTCGGCGCGACCGTCACGCCTCCGTACGCATTGGGCACAACCGTCGCAGTCGTGTCCGCATTGAACGCGACCCGAATCGGTTCGCAGTTGATCGCGGTTGCCGTAGCAGCCGCAATCGCAGCATGTCCCGTGATTCGGTACTGATGACCCGCTCCGGTCGTTCCGGAGTTGATGCACAGAAAGCCGCCAACAAGTTCATTGGCGGCGTATGTCGCAGAGCCCACAGGAGTCACTGTCACCGACGTATCGCCTACTGCGGCGGTATTCGTTGCCAGATCGTCGTAGTCCACGCTGATCGCAGGAGAAGCGACAAGCAGTCCGACGGCAATCGCCGTACTGCGGTTCTCTGCATACCGGAATACTCGACCATCCGTGAGACAGCCACGAGTTCCGACTTCATGTCGTGCATCGGTCACAGTCTCATAAATGGACTGAGCCGAGGGGACACCTGCCGTCAAGATCGGAGTTTCGTAAGACATTTGAACCTCCTTTCTAAGCCGTGTGGCCGGTGATCTTGTTGTTGAACTTCCGTCCAGAGCAGACCATCTGTCCCTGGAAGATGATCTTCACACTGAAGACATCCTGAAACGCCTGATCCGAGATCGGCGTCATGTCGAACAACGCACCTTCCGCATAATTGAGGAAGAGCGTGTCCGTGTTGATGAAGTAGACCGTGCCACTGGGGCAGTACTGGTCGTGGAACACCGACGCCTGCTTGAACCGAAGGTTCTCGAAGCCGATGTCACCCGTCATCTCCTCGGAGCGGTATCGAACCTGAGGAGTCAACGACGCCTCGTAGTACCGATACACGTCATCGTTCGCGAGCATCACGTTGGGGCGGTAACTCCCCTCCGTGGCGTTCATCGAAGCGATGCGCCAATCCGAGAGACCCGTTGCCACGAACGAACCACTCGACGCGAACGAAACGGAGGCCGCAGCCGTTCCCTTGGCACTCACGCCTCGGGAATTCCACTTCGTGTACGTCGCACCCGATCCAGCCTGGATCGAGTCATTGGCACCGATGATGCTGTCGAGCGACGTGACAGCGTTGGCCGGAGAGGCCGTGCTGAAAATGTCACTCGCAAACATATCGACCAGTGCCGAGGTGGCATCCGTGTGCTTGTGAAGCCACAGGTCTGCGGTCTGTGCGGCACCGCGATTGTTCCGGCGTTCGAGCCCGGTCATAATCGCAGTCGAGCCGTACAGCTTCCAGTTCGCACGAAGTCCACGAATCGTGTCACTCGTATCCGAACTGAATTCCGATGCACCACTCGCCAACCGGCGGGCCGTGCCATTCGATCCGAGCTTCACCCGAACCTTGATCGACTCGCCTTGTGTCGCGCGAGCCGCTGTGCCAGAAGGAGATCCGTCTTCGCCGAGCGCGCCCGCGAGGACGGCACCGACTTTGCCTGCGAAGATCGAAGCACCGGGATGACCATCAAGAGAATTCTCGACGATTCCAGGATGAATCGACTCCGCAGTCGTAGACAGAACCTCGTTCTGTACACGGGTTTCTGACTGACTTGCCAAAGCCATTGAAAACTCCGTTCTTGAATGTGATTAGCCGAATGTCGAGTTCAGGTCCTTCCCGAGCTTCGACGCAACTTGGTTCATCACACTCACTACTGATTGCGTATTCACCTTGAACCCCGGTTTGACCACGACCTCGTTCGTAGGCGGCGGCGAATGGGTCTTCGCCCGTCCGTCCGTTGCCTTGGATCGCATGTTCTCTCCATTGGGTCGGTTCGAAGACCCGCTCAGCTTCTTTGTGAAGTAGTTGTCACGGATATCCACCGTCATCATCTTGAGTGTCCGGTCGCCCATTGGGCCACCCAACGACTCGAGTTGCTGCGCGGCAGACCTGTCACCACTCTTCGCTTGCCTTTCGAGCTGGTCTACGGCCTTCTGAATTTCCTGAGTTGCCTCTGCAAGAGACTCGGAATCGTCCGAGAACGTGGACAGGGCCTTTTCCATGTTCTCTTCCAACGAACCCTTCAGGGTCACGGCCTCGGTTTTGTCGAGACGTGCTTGGAGATCCCGAATCACCTCATCGCGCGCGTTCAGTTCACGACGAACTGTGTCACGCATCGACTTGATCTCGGGGTCATAGATTTCTTCCTCTTCCTCGGCCACGAGCGTCGTGGGCTTCGAGGTTCCATTCATGGCGTCTTGCAACGCCTGCTTCAGTTCGGGGTTCGTCTCGATACGATGACCGAGAGCAGCCATTTCCACCAACGCATCGCTGCTACCCAGCGCGTCAATGTACTGGTCGAGCCCCTTGTACTTCGCTTGCTTCTCATGCAGTTCACCGATGTAGCGGTCCTTCTTCTGGACCTCTTCCACGGCGAATTCGGCCTCACTTCGGATACGGTCGTGATAGTTCACGCCGCCACCAGAGTCCGTCGTCGTGTCGTCCGTTACTTCGGGCTCGTTCTGAATACCCTCTTCGGCCTCCACTTATTGCCTCCTCGGCAGTTGTGCCAATGAATTGTCTCGACCGCTCGCACCTTTGTACGAATACGACTTGCCAATTCCGTCATACATGTCGTTGCGCGCGCCTCCGACCTTTTCGGAGGACTCTCCGAGAACGAGCTTGTTGTCTCGCGCATACCGATTCAGTTCGGAACGCGATTCGAAAGGCTCATCTCTCAAATGCACATACGTTCGCGGGCCACCCCATTCGAACGTTTTCACCAGCGGCATCAAGATCCGCATTTCCTTTCCGCAGCACGACGGCACATCATCCGACCACTGGTCGTAGAGTTCCTTGTCGCACTTCGGGCAATACCGACTTTCGAGAACCGCCATCAGCCTGCGCCTCCCACGATGTCGCGCAGATTCGCCACGTCGCCGCCCTGACCACCGCCGGGTGCGGCACCGCCTTCCGGGTTGTCTTGACCCATCTGCGTCGCCACGTCGTTTTCGAGAATCCACTGTTCGGGATCTTCGCCTGCAAGTTCGAAGAGGCGTCGATGCGCGTGAACCTGCTTCACGAGTTGGCTCTGTGTGCCGCCGACGGCGTTGTACGCGGCCTGCACCTTTGCGAACTCAGCGCCCGGATCGAGCGGCGTCGTGCTGTTCAGCTTCACGCCGTAATCGAATTCACCCTGGAGATCCGCCAGACTCGCTTCGATGAAGCCCTGTGCGACTTCACCCTGTGTGAGAAACGCCGTGTTCTCTTCACCGATGATCGGAATGAAGTAGTTCCGGCTGTCTTCAGTTTGAAGCAGCGCGCGATGACTGGCCCGAATGATGTCTACCCAGAAGCCTTCGAACTTCTCCTGCACGCGACTCTTGGCGAGAGCACCGCCGGCACCGATCTGGTCGGCTTCTGAAGCCGTCTCGACATTGGCCCGCTGACCCCGATCGAAGGCCGAGATGCCCAGCACCTCACGAATGCCTTCTTTCAACTGAAACAGGAGGCCCACGAGTTGACTGTCGATCTGCGAGAAGCCCGTTTCCTTGACTGCGGCGGCGACATCACCATCGCCGACAATGAACTCAGCCAATGAATCCGGGTTCATCAGGTTGTCCATGCTGTCGGGATGGCTCTGGAACGCGGACTCGCTCACGAAGATGACTCGCCGGAATCGGCTCACGAGTGAATTCAGAATCGTCCAGATACGGTTGATGAGCATCTGATCGCGCCAGATCATCTCAGGAAACGGAACCCCGAACGGAGAATCCATCTGCTCGTTCATTGTGAGAATCGAGCACGGCAACTGTCCCCAATCAAGCGGCCATTCACGCTCTTCACGCACCAATGAGTCGCTGCCGTGCGAAACGCCATAAAACGTCTGCCGGGTCGCATCGTAGATGACCCATTCCTCGTACATGGAAAGCGAGTCGTTCTTCTTCTTGCTCGAGCCGGACGCCACGCTGTTATGCGTCGGCTTTGGCATGTGTCGTTCGTGATAGGGCCGCAGGTCGTAACTGAATGTCGGCTCCCAGTCCTCGCGATCAATCAGCGCCGCATTGTCGCGGATCTCACTCTTCGTGCGATACAAGTTCTGGAATGCGACCCAGCCCGTCTCCGCATCCATGTCGAAGTGGTTGACCAGTGGATCCATTCGCATCTGCCACGGACGCATGAACTGAATCCACGGCAAGTCCGGCGTATGGTTCTTGAACCGTTCGAAGATGTGGCCGTCCTTCTCATACTCTTCGAAGTCAGGCGTGAATCCATGACGGACCGCACCGAATGGAGACAGCAGCGCACTCATCAGCGCACGGTCCACTTCACGGCGGAACTTCCGTTCCCGCATCATCGTGCGGACCACTTTCTGATTGAGCCAAGCGCGACGCCACGCATCGGGTTCGGCCGCAGTTCCCCCGGAAGGCCGGAGCACGGGGTCGGGGTCGCGAGCACTCGTCTGCGCCTTCAGCGTATTGAAGATGCTGAAAAACAGATTCGAGGCGAACTGATCGACCGCTTCCGTTGCGCGCGGTAACGAGTCGGGGAACTGGCCGCGATACGCATCGAGAGTCCGCTGCATCCGGTACTGACCCTGCGAGTTCTCGCGACTGTCAGGAATGAGTCCGTTGTTGCACCACTCGCGATCGGACATGCGAAGCATCGACTTCACGTCCATCACGTCGATCTTCGTTCGTGCGCGCGGCATCTAGAGGCCCACCGATGCGAGGCCACTACCGCCCATCCGACCCACGGTCGGTTGTCTGCGGCGATTGCGGCCTGTGAGAACAGTTTTTCGCGCCTTCGCAAACGCTGTGTCATCGAGCCGCAACACATCCGAGCGAATGTTCACCGGAGGCTTACTCTTCACGAAGTAGCGGGTCATGTCGTAGCCATCGTCGCGGCCGACAAACGCGGACTCGCTATCCGGGTTCTTCATCTTGTCGCGGTAGCTCAGCGTTTCGAACTCGTTGATGATCTCGACATTGTCCGAGTGAATCAGCAGGTTCGGCTCACCCGTGGCCGGGTTCGTCGCGAGAAAGTTCATCAACGTCAAATGCCCTGCCTTGCGATCAGCTTGCGCCTTCTTGT